TCCGGTGTTTGTTACTGCAGTGAGGCGTTCTGTCGGGCCACCGGACGCTGGCGTTATGGCGGTGCCTTTCACTACGCGAAAATCAGTGATGTATCCTACAAAGTCATACGATGTTGAAAAGCTAGTGCTTCCGATCCAAAGAGGCTCTGCTGAATCGTTGACGGCAGCGGTGCCGATTGAGTACGTCCCTTGAGACTGCCCATCAAGATAAAGCGTTACTGTTGTGCTATTTCTAACTAATGCAACATGATGCCATTGATTAGCCGTTATTGACGTAGAGCCGGTAATCAAATTGTAAGTTGTGTCTTGTATGTAGGCTTTGACAACACCGCCGTCTAAATACAGCAATATGGAGCTTGAGTTGTTATTGCCGCCGCTACTTATGTCTGAAAACAAATACTGCCGCTTTGACGCATTTTCTGTATTAATAAACGCTTCAATTGTCCAATCGCCGGTGGAAAATGTTTTCCATGTCCCGTCTGCAACACTTAAATAATCACCTGACCCATCAAGGTACGCCGAATACCCGCCGCTCCTATAAGGGCTAAACGTATTCTGCGTTACGTTTCCGGTAGCGGTAATGCTGTGATTACTTGTAGAGGAATCATCAAACGAGTTATTGACAGCGTTGTTTGCACCGACAGAGGTAATCAATGCTGTGGTGTAGTTGCTGTTTGCTACTTGGAATTGCAGGGTAAAGCTACTTGCCGCCGTCGCTATATTTACGCCATCACTCGCTCTGAATGTCAGGCTAAACGTACCAGCGTGCGCCGAATTTGTAGATGGCGTGATGGTAAAGACGTTGGTGTTAGACCCAGTGCCCTGTGAGATGGTTGCTATATTTCCAGAAGTATCTGACGCAATGCTGTAAGTAATTGGAATGCCTTCGGGATCGGTAGCTGTGATTGTGACTGTCGTAGCAGTGCCGTCCGTCGCTAAGTTATAAGTAGCAGACGCGCCGCTAATGCTGGGATTGGTGTTGATCAGCGCAATGTTGTACCAGCCCGACCCGTTCCAGATGTACAGGCGGTTGTTACCTGAAACATAAGCCTGGTCGCCGGTCGATGCGCCGGACAAGGGCAGATCGTCAATCGTGGCATATACCGTGGTGCTTGATCCTGACGCTGCGGCACCATCCCAGCGCGTTTTGCTGCTGCTGTAAGTATAAGTTACACCGTTAACTGTGACTGTATCGCCATTCGACGGAGAGTTAGGGAAGTTATACGCGGCCATTATTGACTATCCCCGATACGTTTAAATACTACGTATGTTTTATCTCTGCCTGAATCACCTATAACGTTTGCAGAAGAAATACCATTTACATAAAACTGTACTTTGTTATTTGTGGTGCTCGTGCAATTTAGATAAGTGACAAGGTTTATCTGTTGGAAAAAACTAGTATCTCCTACTGAGCCTTGGGCTAAGGTTCTAGTAGTAGTGCCATCACTTTCATAGGCTTGTATAGCAATACTCACGTTATCGTTTCCCGTAATCTGCCACTGTGCAATAAATTGAATTTCCCAAAATCCTGTGACAGGAAAGTTAAATACGCCGCTACTATGGGACATTGCTGTTCCTAGAGTAGTCATTAAACTGGAATGAGGCGCAGTATGTGTCCACGTTGTGATAGGGATGGCATCTGATGTAATGTTTGACGTTATTCGCCAAGTATCCACATGAGTGATGCCATTAGTATGCGTGTACGGCACAAAATTGGTGCCGTTCCACTGAAGCAAATCACCTGTGGATGGAGCCGCAGTAGAAATGTCTACGTCAGTAAGGGCATCGATGCCTTGCGTCAACCCTGCAGGCGAGTCTTTCCACACTCCTTTCGCGGAATCATAGACGTAGGTAATGCTGCCTACCGTGTGCGTAGCGCCGTTGCTCGGGCTGTTAGGGAAGTTGACAGGCATTATTGGCTATCCCCTAGTCTTTTAAAGGTGAAAGACGTTTTAGTGATATCGGTATTACCTTCCAAATAGTTGCCTGTAACAAGACTGTTGCAAACAAATTTGGCTTTTACGTTTGTGGTGCTGGTGACATTGACGTAATTTATGCCAGGGCCGACAGTCATTCTCCCGTGCTTTCCAGTGTATAAACTTATGGCGTCAGCAGTAGAATCCCAATTAGAGCCACCATCAGTAGATATTTGTGTCAAAAGAGACATGTACCCATCATTTGCTGTGGCATAGTAAGTAGCCGCTGTTGTGATCTCGTAAAGTCCGGTGCTAGGAAACGAAAACACTCCACTGCTATGAGACATTCCAGTACCAATTTTTGAAAAAGAGGCGTCGTCTACTCTCTCAAGACTCGTTGTGATATCGCCAGTCGTAGTTATATTGGCTGTAAGTCGCCACTGATCTATTTCAGTGATTCCGTTAGTGTGGGTGTAGGGCACAAAATTAGTACCGTTCCATTGCAGGAGTTGGCCGGTGCTAGGGGCGCTTGTAGACGTATCGACATCAGCAAGCGTGTCAATACCGGACGCTAACGTGCTACTGGCCCATGCCCCATCCGTCGAGTTATATACATACGTAATACCACCCGAGGTAAAACTATCCCCGTTTGAGGGGCTGTTTGGGAAGTTAACTGCCATTATTGACTATCCCCTAATCTCTTAAAGGTAAAGTGCGTCTGCGTTGTATCAGTACTCCCTTTTATTTGATTTCCAGAAGCAATACTTGCCGCTGTAAATTTAACTTTAACATTGGTGGTATTTGTAACATTTACAAATGAAAACGAATTACCTTGATACCAAGCTGTAGAGCCACCATAGCCTGCTCGCGTAGTGGCAACCTCATCCCAATTAGCCCCATTATCTATAGATACATAAGTTCTTATTGTAGTTACGGGATCAGACGACTGGAGCAATACCATTAAGTTATTGCCAACCTCCCAAAGCCCCGTACTAGGAAATGTCCAAACCCCACTACTGACTGACATTCCTGTGCCTAGTTTCGAAAAAGAAGGGTCATCCACTCTTTCTAAATTAGAGCTAATAGGGTCAACATCTGAAGTAATATCAGCTGTAAGCCTCCACTGATCTATTTCAGTGATGCCAAATGTGGGGGTATAGGGCACCCATTTAGTGCCGTTCCACTGCAGTAGATCACCTGTGGATGGAGCGGCAGTTGTTGTATCTACGTCAGTTAAGTCATCAACACCCAAAGAGACAGTGCCGGACGGGTTTGTTTGTACCCACTGGTTAGACGAGCCATCTGTGTAGTAGACGTAAAGCTTTAAATTGGTGCTATGCCACCAAAGATCACCAGCAGATGGACTACTGGGGGCCGTGTCTGAAACCGTGACGGACGAGCCGCCGCCTGACCCACCCCCGCCAGTAGGATTAGATTGCACCCACTGGGCGGAATCACCGTCGTTGTAATAAACGTAGGTTTTAAGAGTGGCTGGATCAAACCACAGATCACCAGAGGCAGGGTTGCTAGGCGCGGTTTCTTGCACTGCAATGTCAGCGCCGCCAGAGCCTGACGGGTTTGCCTTCACCCATTGGTTAGATGACCCGTCTGCGTAGTATATGAACATCATCGCTTGCGATGAGTCCCACCACAGATCTCCGGCGCTGGGGTTAGAAGGGGCAGAGTCGGAAACGCTTACTGACGCGCCACCACCGCCACCGGACTGTGCAACCCAATCGTAGTCTGAGCCTGTCCAGCTCAACACTTCGTTAGCGTTGGCAGTGCCTGTATTAAGGTGGCTGTCTACATCGCTGTCCGAATAACTTCCCCCACCCGATACGGTCCCAGGTTCCCACTTGCCGGCCGAGCTATCCCAAACCAGCGCTTGCCCATTAGTGGGCGCTGCAGTGCTGGTATCGACGTCGCTTAGATCATTTATAGCGTGGACTCTATCTAAGATGTAGATGGGTCCATTCATCGCCGAGTGATATTGGCAGTTGTAATGTAGGGTGTCAGGCGCGTCCATCTGCACAGTGAACGTGATTGTGCCGCTTTGGGTGCCATTATTTGTCACGCCATCAGAGTAGGCGTTACCAGTGCCAGTGCTGTTCGATGTCTTTATGTAAAACGGGTGCCCATTGGCGTCAATCTCAAACTCATACGTCTCACCACGAGTCAGATAGAGCGTGGGGTTATTGTCGGAGCTGGTCCCAGACCCATTAAAGATATAGATACCGCTGCCAGCGGTGACAGCGAATTTGCCGCTGCTAGTCGCAACGTCCCACACTCCGAGCGTCGAGTCGTATATAAATCCGTTATGAACGTCGCCGTTTGAGGGGCTAGAGGGAAAGTCTAAACTCATGTGTCACTTAGCCTCTGGAAGTATAGTCTCGCCGTAACGGAGTCGCCCGAGCTGGCGCTTACGCCGTAAATGCGTACCTTATGCGTAGACGTGTTAGTAACGTCAAAGATAATCGTAGAGGAGCCGTTACTTTTGTCATAATTGTTGCTGCCCTCAGTGCCGGTAACCGTCGCCGTGTTACCCCATGACGCGCCGTTGTTTTGCGTGATAGATATCGCCGCCTGTGTCGCGCTACTAAAACAGACAAATTCAAAATCTGCGGTCACTTTATAGAGCCCAGTTGACGGAAATGTGAACACACCGCTTGATACAGACATCCCTGTGCCCACATAGCTCCCGATTCTATTCCAAGTGCCAGTAAGCGCTGCACCATTCAATTGATAGCCAGCGCTCTGCCAGTTGTCGGCTTCGGCAGCGCTGCCTGTAGATTCCCACTTTGACGTGGACGAGTTGTATGCCAACACATCCCCATTGGCTGGCGTTCCGAGTGTAGTATCCGTTAAACCATCGAGCGTAGTAGAGCCCGCCACAGAAGCAGATGGAGTGCCCGACGCTACCCATTGGCTAGAGTTACCATCGTTGTAATAAACGTACGTAACGCCATTTGTCTCAGAAAACCATAAGTCCCCGTCTGACGGTGATCCTGGTGCTGTGGCGGAGGTCGTTACGGATGCGCCTGCCGCAGCCTGTGCTACCCAGCTAAGATTCCCCGACCCGTCCGTTTTTAGTACTTGATTTGCATCACCGTCATCGTTTGGCAGCGTCAAGGTATATGAGGCGTTTGCGCTATGTGGCGGGCCTTTAATAGTGATCGCGTGGCTGTTGGTTTCGCAATTGAGCTTAAACTGGCCCGATCCCTTCGTTGAATTGCCTTTGAAAACCACTACGCCGGACCCATTTGGGTCAAGCTCAATGTCTGCGTTGCTAGTGGTTACAATGTCATGCCCATTGACGTCTAAATTACCGCCTAACTGCGGGCTTGTGTCCTCTGACAGATTTTTAAGGTATGTGCCAAAATCACTTATCTGGCTCTCTGTGATGGATAGCGCGGCTTGGTGTTGCGTTACGTCGCCCTGCGTGACCGTGTAAGAGGTTAGATATCCCGATAGGTCTGGGGGCGTGTAAGTGAAAACGCCGGTAGAATTAGCGTATGCAAGACCGCCGCTGCCGCTGGCGGATGCGTTTGCGCCAACTGAAATGTCGTCTAGCTCAACCTTATCCGTGTTGAGATTAGTGAAATTACTATCTACCTCACTGTTTGTAAGCGGGCTTCCTTTCCCGCTCCGCGTCGTGATTGTAGCCATTAGCTACTCCTTACGATGCGCTAATAGTGATCGTATGCGTAATCTGCAGAGTGTCGGCGGCTGCTTTATTGATAGTGCTGAACACGACTCGCGCAAGCATAGTCTGACCGCTGGAAGCGTTAAACACCGCTGCCTCTGTTATTGCACCCGTTGACACGCCTGCACCGAAATCTGCGACATAGACCACCTCGTTGTTTGTGACTGTCGTGGATGTCAACGCAACTCTGCTGCCAATAATGTTTTCGAGATCGGTGTTATTAGCCGCCGCTGCCGTTTGTCCCTGCCCTACACCGTAGTGCGTCATCGCCGTTGCCGTGGCATCTTTGATCCTAGACGCAATATGATTTAGACCGGTAGTTACGACAAGATTGTCCACGTCTCTCTCGTCTTTTAGCGATCCATCTGGGCCTATTAGCTTGAGGTTGACCCGACCTGTCAGTTTCAAAAAGTCTTTCATTTATAAAGCCCCTGCGTATCCCACATAATCCTCAGAAAAGTAACTAAAGTCGCAATAACCTTGACCCCGATAAGTGCCCGCGTCTGTCACGACAGCGGAGTCCGCTTTGTTTAGCGAAACCGCTGCAATTCTAACATCAACGACCTGCGCTGTCTCTGAGCGGGCAACAGACACGGTTTTTGCGGCTGCATCTGTAATATTTGGCGCGTCAGTGAGCGCTGAGCCGACAGTTTTTACGACACTATCTGTGAGGTTAGCAGTTTCCTGTAAGGCTGAAACCACGGCCAAAACGACAGCATCGCCCACCCCTGGCGCGTCACTCAAGCTGCGTGTCGTTTGTGCGCCTCCAGTAGTATCTGCAAAAGAATCCGTAGCGCGTATGGTGTCGGAGATAGACTTCGTGAGCTGCTTAGCTACGAGGTCAGTTATGACAGGCGTGTCGCTCAGCGCTTTAGTTACTGCAGCGATCTGAGAATCTGTAAGCCCTAGCGTGTCATCTAGCAGCCTGCCCCTCACAAAGGTGATCGCGTCGCTGATGGCTGTCGTGTCGCTTTTGGCGACAGTTACCGCTTTTACGTGTGAATCACCGACATTTGCAGCGTCTTGTTGCGCTTTAGTGACGGCTAACCGTAACGCATCCCCAATGCTTGCGCCGGACGCGACGGATTGAGCAACCTCGCCTAGAATATTGACGAGCTTAATCGCTTTTATTTTCGCGGAATTAAGCGCTGCCGCTAGTTTGGCATACGCTACCTTGACAGTTACTTTAGAAGTCATCTCTCAAATTGAAATCTAGTAACTCTATGACGGTCTCTGTATTAGAGCCGAGCGTAAAGCTAACCTCTCCCTCATACGGGCCAGGGGAGACGTTCAAATCCCCAGGAGACCACGCAAATATCGCTTTGCCCGCTTGCGCTTCGCTGCTGCTTGCGGTCGATGTTTTAGTGACCAGCACAGTAGACGTGCCTTTTTTCCTAAATTTAAGCTCTACCGTAGACCCAGACAGGTCAATAACGTTGCCCGTATCCTCTCGCGTGAGAGTGATTTCGATAGACGGCCTTGTGTCGCCGCTGACGAGGTTGATAGTGGTCACCAGCTTATAGCCTCCAGCTCTTCCAGTGTCGTAGCAGCATCTATCTGCGCTCTAACGATTCTACCACGTTCGTGAGCTTGCTTTATGTGGTCGCCCAACGCCTTGCCTAGCTGCTTGATCTGCTCACAATCGAGTGATTGCGTCGTATTGTTTTTGAGCGTCCAGGTAGTAGTAAAGGCGTCATCTAACAGGGCCGACTGTACCGCTGCGCTAATCCTAGCCTGACTGTCTGCATCTGCCTCAAAGACCCAATTGTTCCAGGTAAAGTCACCAAACTCGTCATCATCTCTATCTAGCTTTATATTCGCCCACGCCTGCGCCTTTGCTAGATTTATGTCCCATTCCCATGTTTCTGTCGCGTAATTGAAAACGTGGGCCTCAGACGGCTGTTTAGGATAGGCCACGATCTCGTCCGTTGTCACCCGCACATAGTGCTGATCAGCGTCTACATCCTCGTCTGTAATTACATAATCAGATCCCGAGGCGTCCGCATCTGCTCTGACGCCCGCCTCGTTACCCGACCGCAAAATTGTAATTTTGCCATCATCATCGTGTATTACTGCTACCGTCATCGCTTGCTACTCATCACTGCTATTAAAAAACGGGTCGCCGTACGAGTCCCGCTGCCAACCTTTGCGTGCAGCTCAAATTTGACGCTGGTGTAAGACCCTACCTGGTTAATATCGTACTTCCCTCCCGTGATGGTTTGACCGCCAAAATCGCTACGTACGCTATTTACGTTGTGCTTGCCGTTATATGTGCCATTACCGTACACCCGTCGCAATTCCGCGTTTATACCTTGGTTTTGCGACCCGTCGCCTGTAACCTGCGCAACTCCTATAGCTATTGCCGCAGTGGGGTTTTTATTCACCGTTCCGTAATCGAGCGTGACCTCCCCGATTTTTGTATAGCTCGTGCCTATAGAAATGTTGATTGATCCGTCTGCCCCCTCTGGGATTGTTACCGCGTTACCCGCTATCTGCAGAGTGTCTACGGCAGCGTTGGCGATTGCTGCGGTCGCCACTGACAGGTCTTTGATGTAAACGCCATCAATCTCATCAGCATCAAATACAAGATTACCCGCAGTATCTTTGACGAAAATGCCCTTTGCTTCTACGTCTGTGCCGTCGAACCGGAAAAACTTGGACGATGTGCCAATATGAAATTTTGGCGTCCCGCCATCGTTGCCGAGCCAAAACCCTGTGTTGGTGGAGGAGTAGCCTGTTTTGCCCTGCCGCACCGCCATGCCTGACGTATTGCCTAAATTGACTACGCCCGTTTTGACTAAACCACCATCTATTGTGGTTATTTCCGTGCTAGCCGGATCTGCTAGCTCTGTATTTAGGTTTGTAAATGTAACGAGCCCGTTGAATTCAAAGGACGCGAAAGGCGTGCTGAATGTAATTGTCTGACTGCCTCCATAAGACGCCTCTAATATGGAAAATCTTGCAGCCCAAAACTTTCCATCCGCGCCCGTCTGACTTAGAGGGTCGAGCTGCCAGCCGCTAGTGAGGCCGCTAAAGGTGCCATTGCTAAAATTGAAACTGGTAGCTGACGGAGTGCTCGGGCTACTAGCTGACGCAGAGGTGTAATAAACATAACCGTGCTGGTTACGGGGTCCGAATTGAGTAGATGCAGCGTCTGTGCTGCCATTTACCACGGAGGTAAAAGCACTCGCGTTGCCGCTCCGGTCAATTGCTTTGAGCTTGTAATAACGAGTGACGCCATCGGCTAAACCAGCGTCGGCAAATTTGCCGTCTGCACCATAAGCACCGGATACAGATGCGACTCTATTGTACTGACCGTTTGATGTGTTCGACCTATAAACATCAACGGCTGCAAAGTCTGTGTCAGACGAGTTAGTCCATGCCACTACTATGGAGCGATATGCGCCAGTAGCAGAGACAGATGATGGCACCCCTGGCGCTGTTGTATCTCCTGTTATCGTTACAGTGCCAGTGAGGGCAGCGGAGCGTACGCCTGCGTCATTTTCTGCGCGTACCGATACCGAGTGCTGCACCGTGTAGGCATTTGGCACCAGGAGGGTCGTCACGTCGTTACCGGCTGCATCCGGCGTACTGATACGGACCTGCGTGGAATCAAACCCGCTAGGAGTTAGCTCCACTATGTAGGCGCTAACGAAAGCGCTTGCTGATGCCGTCCAGTTAATTACCAGCCGCGAAACTGAGGTGCCATCTTCCTCTATTGTTACGCCTTGCGTCAGCGATAAATTCGTAGGCGCTGGCACAGAAAAGGGATCAGGCAGCGTCGTCGCTGGTGCGCTGGGCTGTTGCGCAAGTGATTGATATGTATAGATATTGCTATATTGCTGCAAGCTAAACCTAACATCTCCTGAGTCCGCGAGCTGCATACCTATGACTCTGAAGTCTTTGGTGGACGATCCGGTCCAACCTAATGACGGATGTTTTACGGTGACCACATCCCCAACTGCGACCTGCAGCGCCTCTGGCGTAGCTGTCAGCTCCATGCTAAGCGGGTTTTCGCGTGATGCTCTGCAAACTATGCGGGCGATGTCGCGTGCAGAGTAGTAGTTTGTATTAGTGCTGAGCTTGATATCTTTTTGTAGGACTTCGTTATTGTCCTCCGTAGCGAATGTGCTTTCTTCTGTGCTACCCGCTGGGGGCCAGATAACAACATCCTCTTGCCAATTTGCTTGGGGATTAACGAAAGTCGCTCTGACCCTATTAAATCGCTTATTTTTTCCTGAGTCTCTGACGGTGATATCGCAGTGTGTGTTGGTCTCGTTTAGGGTGAAGGTGCTGGTGGTAGCCTTATCGATTATCAACGTGTAGGTGCCATCCTGGTACGGCATCAACCCGCGCATACCCTGCAGCAAAATTTTTACATTATCGAATATCTTTTTGTCTGTGCTAAGAACGGCGTTACATTCAAAGAGTTTAGCGCTACCGCCGCCCTGGTACTCTGTGATTGTATTGTCACAAGTATTTGCAGCACTGGAGAATGAGGTGTCATCTATTATCGTGGACGATAACCCTTTGCCGTACCGCGCATTTGTCAAATAATCTCGTAGGCATAGCGCTGGGTTGCTAGAGTATGCCGTCGTGTTATTTCTAGGATCGTAGACCTTTCTACCCTGGACAATACACTGTATGTCCGGTATTGAGGAAAATGCGTCTGCGTCGTATTTGAGCCTAAGCGCTAAATACGCGATACCGCGCAATCTATGATTTGCCCCCCAGGTATCAGTGGCTGCAGACAATAACGAGCTGCTTGTCTGTGTGTCAGTCCCAACATACTTTTCTATTGTGACAAGGCCGCTGTATTTAGAGTCCGTCGATAACACATCATTTATGTATACGTCTCCCAACGAGTTGACTTCTCCCTCACATAGCACAAGCGCTATATACAAATACTCGTTGTCGTTGCCGCCGGTCGATACAAATACCCGAGTGCCGCCGACTTTCCGCTCCCCGTAAATAACTGGGATAGCAGCGTTATTCGACTGCTTATTGACGAGCACGCCTGTGGCAATATCTGGCTCCTCAATAAATGGGTCCAGCAGGAAACCAACGGCGTCGCCTATCGCACTAAAAACGCTTTTGACTACTTTTTTGACAAAGCCAAAAACCATTACGTCCGACCCCACTTTAAATCGCGCACTAAAGAGGACGCATATTGGAATCCGAGGTCACCGGAAAAAAAGAATTGTTGGGAGTTGCTGTTTGTTTTGCGGCCTGCTTGTTTTTGGAAGTCAGCCCAATGTGATGCAATTGTTACATTCAAATCTGATTCGGTTTTGTTTTCGCTGATAGCAAACGAGGATATTTTTCCGTCAAAAATAGTTATTGGCGTGCCTACAATAGATCCGTTAGAGAGGACCGCCCTTGCTATCGTCGCCTGCCTATTGATCCAATCATTATTAAGAAAGGCACCTAAATAAGAAGCGCCGACGTTGCTGTACGTCAGTTGTAGACTATTAACTCTAAGATCTTGCGACTCTGATGGCTGACCCACGTCTAATAAATATTCAGACGCCTCGTACGTATTGCTGCTATATGTGATCTCGTGGTTGTAATCAGTGCTGTAAAGGCCGCTGCCAATCCCCAGGTAAACTAGATGCGCCATCTCAAAGCCATCCGACTCCAACGCGGTAAGCATGGCAGAGCTGACCGTGCGCGGCATCAGATCACCTCAATCAAATCAATTTGATACTGGTATCTGTCAAAACCGCTGAGCTGATATTGTTGAATGTCGTTGTTCAGCCTCATGGTAAAGGGAACATTTGTCACCGTGATGCTATTGTTGTTCGGCACGTCTTGTATCAACGCGGGCTCGATAGTCATTTCACCTACGCCGCTGCGGTCGGCAACTAGCATATAAACCTTATTATGGTTGGCAAATTTAATGAAGTCGCCGGTTTTCAAAGTCCCAGTGAAGCTATCGACTTGTATGGTATTGTCACCTGCACTGTGAGCGCCATTGACTGCAGGCGTGCCGCTGATTGTGTTTTGTGAGGAGCTGATAACTGGCGGCACTATGCTAAAGCTGCTTACACCGCCCTTTGTAGCCATAATGAAACCAAACACAGGCGCGAATTGCGCCCTCGTCAAGTCGTCATATTTAGCGGTAAAACTCCATCGCTGCGCACCCAAGCCTCTGACGATTGTCCGGCCACTTTTTGTCTCTGACCTGACATTGGTATGCTCGCTCCTAACATTTATTGCCGTGAATTCTGGGTCTGTCGGGTAGCTCATACGAATGCCTCCCTGCCCTGATCTTCTACAGCGTCATTGATCATCTGCAGAATTAAGCCCCTTCTGCTGTTCAAAAGCCGGTCGAACCCTGACGCATCAGCAGCCTCTATATTGAAATTGACGTTTGTGGTTCTGTTGTTAGTGTTGGAGACCGATGCAGTCCCCAGGGCGTCGTTTGGCGTAATTCTGCCGCCTGCACCCATTGTTAAGACCTCCGGCCCACGCTCTCCTACGACGTACGACTCTCCAGCCCGCACCTGCCCCCCGAGCGCCCTGCCTGCTAAGGACTTCGTTGCATAAGACGCGCCCACCGAAATGGCCGCTGCAGCCGCTGCAGCTCCTAATACTGGGCCTACTATCGGGATGCCCGCAAGGGCTGCGTATGCCTTCATCGCAGCAACGTACGACTTAGATAAAATATCTGCCGCGTTCTGCCGTTTTTCAGCGTTAGCCAGATTAACCGCCAATCGGAACGCTGCCTTGTCCTTCTCTGACTTGCCCTTGAACAAAACATCCTCAAACTCTAATAGCGCGTTTGTAATTTCTGCCGCAGCAGCTACCCTTTCCTTCTCTAATTCGGCCTCAAAATCACGACGCTCCTGATCTATCCGGTTCAGATCGTCCATTGTGCGCTGCTCATCTTCAGCTAACGCGGTATTGTATGCGGCATTAATGCTCGCCTTGGCGTCTAAATATTCCTGCTCGTTAATTAAATCCTTGGTCCTGTCTGATTCAATTTGCGCCAATCGCTCATCTCGCAACCGCGCCTCTCGCTCCATCCTGGTTTCATCAAGCTGGGCCATTTTTGCTGCGTTTTCCTCTGCCTTTTTTACTTCTTCGTCGTGCGCGTCAAGTTGCGCCAACGTTTCCCGTTTTAAATCCTTGAGTCTTTCTAATTGTTCTAATTCAACCTCCTGCGCCTCTATCTTCTGTAATATCGCATCAGCCTCAAGCCTTTGAGCCTCTGTTGCGCCCATGAGGGTCAACTTATAGAGATGCAAGGCCCTTTCACTCATGCCGAGCTGTGCAAACTCTTCATGTAGCCCCTGTATGTACTCCTCTATTTCGTTCGTGCCCTCTGCGACATTATTATTAAGATCGTCATACTGACCTGATAGGTCAGCTATCTTTGCATTCATTTCATCGATTGCTGCTAACGTCTCTGTGCTTAGAAAGCCCCGATTGATTCGCATTCCCAAAAAGTGCGTCATATCGTGAATTTCGTCGTTGAGCGCTATTATTTGTCTAAGTATGTTGACCCGCAGATAGTTTTTTTGGGCCTCAGTCAGCTTATCAAAACCCTCCTCCATATCTAGGAGGCGTTCCTTCATGTCCTTTATCACATCGCTTGCATCTTCTGTTGTTGGAATTAAGACGCTAGCAATCGCAGCAGTAATACCAACGACCGCGCCAAGAAGCGGAACCCCTAAAATAAAGCCAAGGTCGGCGGCTTGAACACCGAGCGCACGCATAGGGTTTTGCCCCATCGCTATCTGACCCGCGAGCTGCTCAAACTGTACGCCTGCCATACCTGCTTTGCGGCCAAAATCGCCCACCGTCACATTCGACGCCTTGGACGCTGCCGTCATTTGCTTGGTTTCAGTGGTGGTTTTTTTGGCGGCTTGGCCCATGCGCTCGATATCGCGCTGACCTTTTCTTACGCCGGAGGTGTCAGTTTTTACTATTAGGGTGCCAACTTCGGTTGCCATTCTGGTAAAGCCTCTCTTAATCTAGCCAACACCATAACGGCGTCCACTTCCCAGGGACTCAATGTTACGCCCGTCAGCCGCCCATACGCCTCTAGTTCTGCGTAGGTATGCATTTTAAGCGAGCAAAACGTCTCCCACGCATATTGGTGCTCGCCTCGTAACTCGGGCGCTGCCAACAGATCTGGCGGCGTCCTACCTGTAGACTTCTCTACCTGCTTTAGAGTGTCATACCGACTAATAGATGACCCGTCTGGCCTGGAATGCACCCAGAAATACCAGCGCCCAAACTCCTCAACCTCGTCTATTAGCCCTTGGTAAAATTTGCGCCATCAGCCACAAACGTCAAAAGCTGAGACACTACATTTGGCGCGTTTTCATACAGATGCTTGGCGTTTGCCTTTGTAAAAGGGTATTCCTCACCATCCGAGACAATCCCGCGCCAGCCAATCGTCACCGCCACTAATGCTGCAACATCCATAGCGTCAAAATCTATCGACTGCGCTTTTTCCTCAGACCTCGCTTGCAGCATCTTGTTGGTCTGCTTCTTTTTCTGCGCCCTCCATTCTTTAGAGTCTGCGCCCATGATGCTTATAAATACGTCAGTGGGCTCTCTAGTCACGGGGTCCAGGATGTTACATTCAGCCCCCGCACCGTGAGACTCAGCGGTCGCCAGCGCACTAATATCCATTCGATTACGCCGCCGTACGGGTAATTTTAATTTGACTGTCGTCTGTGCTGTCGTAAAGCGCTACAAACTCCATTGCAATAGTCACTGCGCCCTCACCAGCCACATCCGGTTGTCCCGAGTTATATTTAACGTTTGGCAGGCTGATGATGTAGTCATTCCCCGCTGCGTCAGTCAATGTCAAAGAAATGCTGCTTGACGTCTCGTTGAGAAACTTCTGATATAGGGTTTTGTTCTCAAAGTAGGTTGTCAGCGTTCCAGAGAGACGAGAGCGACCTATCGACGGTCGATTAGTCGTTACGCTGCCTACCGAAAACAGTGGCTCAATGCCGTTTTCTAAGCTCAGCTCTATAGCGGTGACCGTTGCTATTGTAGAACCGCCCTCCGATATCGAGCCCGTAAAGGAATCAAAAGGCGACGTGGTAGGGTCAGCCGCAAATGTGGAGCCAGTGATGGCCGCTGTTGCTAAACCGAGATTTTTACCTACCACGCCAAACGTGACGCCGACCATTGCATTTGGTGCCACTGATAACGACATGGTGTTAAATTCACACCCTGTATAAGTGTGAAACTCTGGAGTCGCTAAATCGGCAAACTTGCGCTGTAGACTGAATGATCTACGGGTTACGCCTGCTTTGAGCACGTCGGTTGACCAAGACCCGCATAGCACAGCCTCTAATATGTCGTCGAAAGCGCCATATTGCAGCTCAGATGTAACATCGCCGCTGACCGACTTATTTCCATGACGGAAATCGTCAACTTGCCGATCCCCTTTGAGCGTTTCGCTCTCTATAGCGTCTTTTGTGACAGCCAGCGTAGTACCAGTGTGGGGCAGCGGCGTGAACCCTGGGGTTGATGGCGTCGTGCCGTACGTAGTTTCTGCAATATAATGCAGACTGTGTTGTGCGCCGTTTGCAATAGCCATATCTATCTAGCCTCTGTAAATGTTTGAAAGTTGACCGAAATGGGCACAAAGTACCATTCTTCATCCAGTATGGCGGGCGACATACTTACTGATCTCACCCGCACGTTTACGCTATTGTACGACGAAACGGTGCCCCGCTTGAATAGATCCGCAACGGTATCTATAAGCTGCGGTCTGCCACTGCCTCTCGGCACCACTACATCTATCTGATAAATGCCGTTTGTCTCGTCTTTACCGTTAGCCCCTAAGCCCGCTTGAGTTGTCTCTGCGGGCAGAAAACTCGCTCGTAAATAAGATGTGCCAGCTTGCGGCGTGTACGGCACGTTTGGAAATGCCACATTTGTGCCTGTAACCGTTGCTAGCTTCGTGTCTAAAGCTGCTTGCACGTCATTGAATATGGTGGTCATACCTTCGCTGCGGCCTCTTTTATCACCTTCTCAAATTCTGCGATTGATACCCTGACCATGCCGCTCGGTGCTTGCGCTGAAAATCCGCCCTGAGTTTTACCAGTGGGGTTTTTGGGAGCTGTCGGATACCCACCAAACTCTAATTTTTCACCGTAAGGCATATTGTTGGTGATGAAATAAGCGTTGGCTGGGAACCTCTGGCCCTGGGCGACACTTGTAGCCGCTGCAATCGCTCTACCTCCGCCTTTATCCGCACCAAGTTGGCCGGTAGCTGGTGCGTCGATAGTGATTTGCCAATTGCCTCTAAAACGCCCCGTATCGACAGGGCTACGCTTAACGATGCGGCTAAACATCCCTAGGACGGTGCCCCTAACGACCTTTTCAGGCAGCTTTTCGATGTTCTCTATCGCGACATCCCACGTTTTCACTTGCGCACCTGCAGATCTGCCGACAGCATCGTACCTGCGGGCTGGTTTAAAGATATGGATACCACTCGGTAAGTGTCTGAGCCAATAGCAACGGTATCACCTACCTCGTAAGTGTGCGCCTCTGCTAAAAGCCTCCTATCCCCTGCTTGCACAGTGTTAGTGCCTATATCCCTGTCGGAATAGTCAAAAATGCACGCGTGTTTCGCAAAGGTAGAGGTAGTATTGGTTGTGGTGCCGGTCGCTGGGCTATATGAGCCTTTAACAGTCCTAGAAAACGTGAGCTGCTGCCCAAACTTTTTAATTAAGGCAGAACCGGACGCCTGTAGGGACGTGTAATCAAAGCTCATGCTCTACCGACTTCCGTAGGGTTTCTCACGAGCTTGCGCAGCGCTTTGGTAACGCCTGGGATCGAGCGTTTCATACCCGCAGACTGTTTATAGCTGACGCTTATGTTACCAATCGACTCAGATAACGTTTCTCTGTCTGACGGCAATAGCCTGCTATCGCCATCAATGTCAGCTTTGATTGCTTCGTAGACTGCCGCTTTTACTTCTTTAGGTATTTCATCAGACTCAACAGAATACCCATCAATCACAACCTGGTCTCTCGGCCACTGTAACGCCTGCGTTTCCTCATGCTTCTGTCCGACAAACTGCAAGGATTCAATGTAATCCATCGCTCGCAGGATCTTTTGCTCTAGCTCCGGCAACCCTGGATATGTGAACCCCCGAGCATCGGCCCAAGCGGTGTAGTTGGCAGCGCTTACGTAACTATTAGCATTAGCCACAAGTGTCCCGTTTTCCACGGTCAGAGCCATGTGATACTCCGGCAATAAAAGGGGGCTCGCGCCCCCCTTAGATTTAGCCCATCAAGGTAGCGATAAAGTCTGATTTCCAGCCCTTCACGCCCCATGCTGATGCAACTTCTATCATGGTTTTGCGGTAGCCTTTATAGACTCGCACCTCAAACACTAGACCGCTAACAGGGTCTTGTACCGTCAAAGCGTCATCTGCGGAGTCACCGCCCTCTGGCACCGCTGGTGCTCGCACAGCAAGCTCTAAGGCGCGACGATGAAAGGCCATATTTGGCGTGTAGTTGTTGCCAATCGTCATCTCCGTGGTGTCTGCTAAGGCCGCTTGCAGCCCTGGTCCACCAATCGTTGCCGTGCCGGACGCTGCTGTAAAGCCCGTATTGATGACGTAGTTATTGGAGTCACCCGCAAACGTCACCACGTCACCAGGGAGCAGAGATCCGCCATCACCGCCATCTAAGGCAATTGATGTCTCACCAACTGGCTCACCGCCCGCTGCATCTAAGCCGGTCGCAGTGCCCTTGGTGTGCAGGCTAATCTGCGCAGACTCGCGTATTGCAATCCCCATCAGGTCCAGCAAGACGCCTTGACGCAGCAAATCCGTGCCGCCAGAGGTATTTGCCTGCTGTAAGGTAGCCTGCTTACGCAGATTAGCACCCGCTGCAGTGTTCATCACCAGTGACACCTGCCCATCGTTCTGGGGCATACCGTTATCCGCCAAAATCTGGCGAATGTCAGCGATAGCGTCAAAGTTAGAGGCGAACGGCGTAGTGCCCGCTGTCCCTACGGCCCTGGAGGCGCTTTCGTATGCCTCCTCCCACAGATCTGCTTCTATTTCATTGCAGAGCGTGCGCATAGCCTGTGCGATTTGATCGCCGTACACGGTCTCGTATCCGATGCCGTTATTTAGGTGTCGAATATCCTCTCCAGTGTATGGAATCTGCACGGCGCGACTGTTATTGATCGTCAGAGTCTTATTATCTACCGTCTGGTCGGTGCCTTCTGGTACAGACATTGACTCACTGACATTTACAGCCGTCGCAGCGCGTGTAAAAGACGCCCTTACCACGTCGCCTTTTGCTACACGTTCTGAGCCGTTCGCATTAATAGTTACAGCAGGGATAAAGCCCACAAGCTCTCGCCCCACCACGTCAGCGGCTTTGTAGATATCCGCCGCGAGATCAGTCAATACATTAGCCATCATGGGCCTCCAAATTAGTCATCAAAAATTCTGCCGCCAGATTTGAAGAATTCAGCACGCTGGGCGTGGCTCATACCTTCAAATTCTACGCGACTAATCTCTATGCTTCGTTCTTCGGCCCTGCCATCTGAACGTGCGGCCCCGCCGCCACTCGCCTGCGTACCATCTACTAAGAAATCGTACTTACCGCGAATACTCGCGGTTAACTCGTCAATGGTAGAAACTGTAAGCTGCCCACTCTCGTCGGTAACTCGTATTTCATCATCAACAATCGTTAGCCTCTGGCTAATTTTATCCTGTAGAAGCTCAGCCCTCTGGGTGTTCTTCGACAACGATGCTGCTATTTTACCAGCTTCTGCAGAAATTTTCTGCATTGTGATACTGGCATTCATATCCTCGATCTTCCGGCGCAGAGTATCCGCCTCGCCTTTCTGCGACTCAAATAACTGCTTATAGTCGTTCTCCGCAGCGGCTTTTTGTTCAGCCTCTAGTTTAGCTGCGAGACGCGCCTCCTCTCGTTCCGCTTTGACCTTCTTTTTTTCCGCTAACAGCTCATCAACTTTAGCCTTGAGGCCAGAGGTTTGCTCTTCCACCCTAGCCTGCAGCTCTTCGTTAAACTTAGCCATTACGGCCTCTTTAGCCTCTTCCGGCAGCTCTACACCTTCTATTTCCATGCGTCACCTCTGGTTTGCAAGTTTGCGGCTCTGCCGCGTTACGTATCCACGCCTTTCGGCACTGGATCATCTTGTATCGGTATACCAGTATCTAAAGCCTCCACAATCAGTCTCGTGGCGCCCACCCTAGCCCAATCAGCTCCACTATATTCTGGGTCTTTGCCAAATTTTTTGCGATACATCTTTACTAGGTCTTTATGGGTCAGCACTTTGTCAGCCGTCATATGTGTTTCTCCCTGATTTCAGGTACTCGTCTACAATTTCATCAAATAGCTTTGACAGACGCGGAAAGCGGCGCTGACAAAACGCCCACGCCTCTGGGTTTCCACGCAGTGCAAACAGATTGGCGAACGTTTCTTTTTCTTTGGACCCCCTGTTTTTGTAGTACTTTGGCCCGTGGCCCCAATGCCCCGATTTCCAGAATTTGCCCTCAGACATAGCATCTACGATATCAGACGCCTTTGATGACCAGCTTGTTTTGCGAACCTTTTCGGTCCATGTGTAGCCGTTCTTGGCATTTGTCATTACCTGATCGTCATATAGCTCTTGACTCAACATATCCAGCGCCTGCTGCTTCGTTTTTGTAGCCCTTAATCCCAATTCTTTGCGGTCATCCAGAAACGCTTTTTTAAATGCCGGATTCGCCTCGCTAAACGCCTGGAATCTTTTGTCACCTAACTCATAATCAATATGATGCCCGTACTCATGGGCAAACGTGATAGGCGTTCGGTTCATATCGTCATTTATGTAATTTTCCTGATGCAATTTCCTATAATAGCTACTGTAATATGACCCTGTAGGCTCACCTTTTTTGTTTTTCTCGCCGTCGAATATCTTGGCTGGCCTTTCGATTCTGGTCACAAGTTTTTTGAGGTCTGGCGATAACGTATCATCAAGAAATTGTGATAGTTCTTCCGCTGTAAGATCTTTACAATCATTGATATCGTCAAATTTTACGCGCCCCGACACGCTGACATTGGGCGTTATCTCTGTCTCCAGAACAAACTGGGCATCATCCCGCTTTAATTGCGTGAGCGTGAGGGTTTTTCCCTTTTGATCGATAAATTTATCAATTGTCAGACCGCCTCGGAAGAGCTTGGCCCTTGATTTGCCGAGCACCTGGTCTTGGAATCCAGCACTTTGCTTGCGTAACCATTGATCGTAGTTAAGCCCTGCAGAAACTGGACCAGCCCCACCGCTGCCCACGGCTGCGCGAGTGCCGATATCATCTGCTCCCAGGTCAAACGCGGGGTTAACTTTGGGGGTAATTGTGCTGCGGCAGTTAAAGTGCGCCGGAGGCTTTGGGTCGTTGTCGTAATCTTTATATATAACCCCGTCGCGGGCCATGCATATCAAAGATGTGCGGCTATCTAAGGTCGCTACCCACTCGTACCCAAGCAAAACGTCATCATTTTCTTTAAGAGTCTCTTTACGCGCCTGTACAGAGACATGATTAACCGCTGTACGCGCCAGAGTAGCGGCTTTGCGACCTTGTAATCCGACGAGTTTACGTATCTCCGATGTAAGCTCATTAGTAGTATCCCCCAGGACAATGGCTGCTCTAACCTTACCAATCACTAAGTCGCGGTGCAGCGGGCCAAAATCGTCCAGCATTCCGCCTAATGTGTAGCCTTTGCTAGGCTCTAAGCCCATGATGTTTGCAAACGCCGCCTGCTGTATTTGTATCGGAGCAGGGACGGACAGATCCGTCTGCAGGTGTTTCTGCATCATTGTGCGGTTGAATTCAGCCTCGTACTCCCCAAACTCGACCAGCTTAGATTTAAACGCGTCTGCGTATTCTTTATCTGACTCTCCTAGATATTGATATAGGTCAGTTGCTTGGGCCTGTGCTCTGCTGCGCCCAAAATCAGTCAGGTTGCCAGTTTCGAGACGGTATATAACCTCCTCTAACTGGCGGGCAATAAACTCCTCTGCCTCTCGCTCACGGCCTTTTGCGTAACGCAATACAAATATCTGATGCCTCGTGACGGCATCAAAAATATCATCTTCGGCAGACACTCAATGCAGTTACTTTTTGCCATTCTTTTTAGGCTTAGCTGCTGCCTTTTTTTTCTTTTTTGGTGGCCTTCCGACCATGTTCCCATAACTTCCTTTTCCAGTTGGCATAACAGCGCCTCCTTACTTTTTCTTTGCTTTCTGGGCGTCAGCTTTTGCCTTTGCCCGCTTGGATAAATCCTTATAGTGAAATAGTTTCACCGAGGTTTTCCCGTGTACCTTGCCTGTATGTAAACTACCATCTGGCATCTTGTGAGTGTTGCCAGAATGCAAAGTCCCGTCTTTCTTGTAATGCGCCACACCTTTTGCCATTTACCATTTCACCTTATTTGCCCAAAACGCTGCAGACATCTTACCCTTAGCTATGTTTTTGGCGTGTCTCGACTTAAAGCTCGCACGCTTTTTCTTCATTGCCTCACTTTCCCCAGGCTTTGGTTTACCTGCAGTGCGAGCGCCCTGCTGCCCAAATCTTATCAGCTTAATCTTGTCGCCCTCTTTCGCTAATACCATGTGGCTTTTGTTTGGGTGCTTCGGCGTTCTCTTTGGCTTATTGTACCCAGAGAGACCGAATCGTTTTAATCTAGGGTCTCTTGCCATTACTTGCCGCGCTTCGCTTTGCGGTGTTTTTGGATCTGCTTCCACTGTGCCGCATCTACTGAGCGAGCCTTGCCGCCAGTTAGCACACTATTAACTCGGGCCATTGCCCACTGCTGCGGGGATACCCCTGGTCTGCGGCCTGATGTGACCGCTGCGCCCAAACCCTTCATATATATAGCTTTCAGCGCCCCATAGGGTGCCTTCGACTCCTTCGCTTTACGCTGCAGCGCCTTTTTCGCAGACTCACTTATTTTTGCCATAACGCCGCCTGTAAGCCTTGGTATGCTTGCTCTCTGGGGTTTTCTTTCCTTTCTTCTTATCTCCTGCTAGTGGGCCTAGTAGTTTGCCTTTCTTCCGCATCTCGTCTAACTGGCGCAATCGCAGCTTCCGCTCCTCCCCTGTCAGCCCTGCAACATACTTGGCGGGCACCATGTAACCTGCGGGCGTTCGCACCTTACTCATACCGGCGGCAAATCTCCCAGCTCTTCCCTGACCTCATCGAGCGTACGGGCGCCGTCGATAATACCCGCCGATTTCAATCGGTCGAAAATATCCTGGTCACTAATAATCTGTCTATCCATCAACGTCACCATTGACATAATTAACTGCGGATCCACCGATTTGTCATAAAACTCTCGATTGATAGCAAAGCTCAAGTCGCCATTTGCGCCCATAAATTCACCGCACCAGGCCAGAGATTGCTCCAACGCTGCGCTTAGGTTGCCGACAATATCGCCTAACACGGAATTTTCCGACGCAAATCGGATGCGTGCGCCTTCTGCTGTCTCATTGCTACCGCGATCAGTAATGATACGAGCGCCAATAGCGACCATCTGCGCCTCTTTCGCTTTCATGGCCTCTGCGACTAAATTGTTTGCGTTTGGCTGCAGCAATGAGGCGCTGCCTGTCTCGCCCAGCACATGACCAGCCCTGGCTCCAAGCTTTATACCCTCGGGGTTAAAGTCAAAAAACTCGTCTGCGTTTAACGAATGGGTAATGAAAAGCGTCGGCTGTCCGGTGATAAAACACGATTCTTCATAATCTGCAGAGTTGCGATAGTGGGCAATATTGACATCGGCTATATCTGCAAGCGGCGCATCATCTACAGTGCTGTCGTTATTTTTAGCACCAACAAAAATCGCCGGTATCTCATCCCATGTGCTGCCGTCTGACTTCCTCGGGTAGATCTCGGCGCTGAAAGGCTGCTCCTCCCGATATAGCTGCTGGGTATAACCATCCTCCCGCAAGCGCAAAACCCTATACTGCACCTCGCTATCATGCTCAAATTCATCGTCAGCGGTTTTATAGCTCTCTGCCAGCACGATCATGGTGACTAGCTTCCTGCCGCCGATAGTATCTGTGCGCCAATTGACTACTTGCTCACATGGGTAGGGGATAATGGAGGCGCGTATTGAGAGGCGCTGTATCTCTTCTGCAGACAGCCCTGCGTCAGCCTGGGGAAAATCTACCAGGAGCAAAGTCCGGCCTGTTTCCAGCAGATTGCTCAGCTCGTCCTTAGCTAACTGCTCAATCCCAAGGCCGTCACCGGTTGCGTCATTAATCAAATACTCCAGGGTTTCCGGCAACTCGTAGACAGGAGCTTTACGAAACGCCGCCCCAACTAAAGCGTTTTTAGTGCGACCGGTGTAGTTGGCAAATACCGCCCGACGTATGTATTGACGATATCGTAAAGTATTCTCGCCAAGCCGCTCATCTGCTGTTTCTGGGTCTGGCACGGGAAGGTAGACGTGTTTTTTTTCTTTTATCTGCACCGATCCACGTACTGCGTCTCGGGTTTTGTCCCATACAGGCTTGTACAGTTCCCACTGCGGGTGCTTAGTGCTTACAGGCATGAAAAATAAACCTGATAGGTAGATGAGCCGCTATATTATCATAGCGCGAATCTAAATGAGACGTTAGCAACAGGCTTCAGTACAGGCATCTCGTAAGCTATTGGGTAGGTCGTTGCATCATTTTGGTGATCCCGCCCGTTGCTCTTATCCGGCTCGCCATTTTTGTACGTCTGCTGCTCCAAACACTCAGCGACTACTGGGCAGCGGTTAGCGTTCACCCGTACCCTGCCTTGCTCCAATGCGGCATTCATTGACATAACGCGATCTCGCACTGCTGGATTTCTCTTGTTCACCCGCAATATAAACCCTGCCTGTTCTAATAAAGCGATGTCCGATTGACTCGCATCGACAGTCTTACGGCTCCTGCCACTGGCATCTGGGTAGATTACTACCGGATGGTCTTTGTAGCGGCTCTGTATGATCGATATCATCTCTGGCGTGTCGTACATATTCACCAGCTCATCGACACAATGCCATACCTTCCCGCCATCCCGCTGCACGTAGACGGTCGCCGCCTGCTTTGTCACGTTGAAATCACAGCCGATAAATAAGGGCTCCTGGTCCCTAATTTCCTCGGTCGAGTCACAAGCGTGTCTGTTGTAACTTGTATAAACGGTGCCCGACGTGAGATTTACGAAACGCCCCTCTAAGTATGCCTCTAACAAGTGGGCAGGATAGGCGTCCTCCAGGCTCTGAATATAGCCCTCCGGCAGGTGTGGGTTCGATTTTGTAGGCGCTTGAATGATCGAATACTCTGGCTTCGCCTCCTTACGCCACTGCTCGTATACAAATCGGAACCCCTCGGGTGTCGTTGTAACTCCTACACTGTTGGGGCCATTCTTAGCTTGACGGTTCCTTGCCATGACTTGCCGCCACACATAAGCAGCGTCGTCTCGCTTCAGGGTGTCCAGCTCGTCAATATCGGCGTCAGCGTGTTCGTACCCTATGATTCTCTGCGGGTTTTCCATCGACCGGAAGAAGATACAGCCATAGCCTTCTATGTCTATTTGGTTCATGGGTGACTTTTGCAGTCGGTAAGCTATGCCTAACTCGGTCAATGTTGCCTCAAATCGGGGCCAGGCGATCATTCTGATCAGGTCATAAGTTGGCTCATAAAACCCTCTGTTGGTGCCCTTGTTCTGCACCATTCCAAATATACAGCGTAGAATTGCGGCCTCTGTTTTTCCCGCCCCAAAACCAGCGACAAACGCCGGAAACCGTTGCTGCGCCGTTATGTATTCGTATTGGGGGGCAGTCGGCTCAACCGATACCATTTTCGGGCTTAACGAGGTTGATAGTTATGGGCTGAGAACCTAGATCAGGCAGGCCGTCGTCCTTCATATCAGGCAAATATTTAGCGAGTAGTCTGATACGTTGCTCGTTGGCTGTCTTTAGCTTGCCCAGCTCTTTGTTAAAGTGATCGCTAGCAACGTCCAGTTGCTCCATTTTTTCAATGTTATCAAGCACATAATCTAAACGACCCCTCTCGGCTAAATAGGCTCGCAATTCCTCTCTGCGGATGTCGCGGTTTTTTTGTGCGCGGGTTTCTGCCATCAGTCTGCGTCTGGGCTTTCAAACGAATGTGCCCAGTATACTCCGATAACACGGCCATCCGTCACACGGCCTGTTAGGATGTCGTCACTGCTTATCGGATAACTCTCTACTGTGTAGTCCTCAAAGGCTACCAGGTACGTGCCTGGCTCTTTGGGCGGCGTGTCAAAAGTAAACCACTTTATGTGGACGGTTTGATCCGGCAACTTAAATCCACGGTTTGCATATCCATTTCCGTCGCCAAGTAGCGTTTTCGTAAAGGGTACAGTTTTCGCTCTGCCTATACTTAGCATTTGTCACGATTCTTATTTTATCCTCTGCCATGCCAAACGAAATAGCTTGATGAGCGCAACGGCGACTAATCCCCAGCATCTCCGACGCCTGGTTAATAGTAAATTGTATCACCGGCAGACTCAGCAGCGCATCTAAGTGGTCCGGCGCGTTTGCCTTACTACTCCGCACTAGAAATTTCGGCATTTTTTGACCTGACAAGCGCTTTCAATTCCTGAGAGCAGTCACGATCCTCGTAGTTTGGATGCCCACGGGTTCCCTGGAATTTTTGCCAACTATCGACCATAGCACAGTAATGAGTATGCTCCTTTTGAGCCTCATCGTAATCACCCTGACCAACTAAACCGAAAACAATTAAGACCAACACGACAATCGCCAAGTGTTTCATCCTTTACGCCTCATTTAGCTGCCTTATACCTTACAGGGTGCTGGCTGGCTCTGTGCAGTAATAAATCGGGCCGTACGCCTCGACCAATTTGTCCCAAGCTCTCTCCGCAAGTTTTTTCTCGGTCTTGTCGTCAAACAAGTCCCTGGAAAAAGCTTCTCCAACTGCCTCAGATAATGCCAGCGCCTCTGCGACGGTCAAAGTGACAGTTATCTGCTGTCGCATCTTGCTCATAATCTTATTCTCCTCTCTGTTCTACTGAAGCGGTATAATCGACATCACGCTTACCCCAGCCAAGTGGGAGCCGGATACCCTCCGGCAACACCCACAGGTGAAAGACGTTCGCGGTGTCGTGAAGCACATCCTCCTGCGGGTAGATTTCTACGCCCTGCAAATGCTCTCCGCACAGGTCATTCTTGATCGCTTGGAAGTCGCGCCAATCAATCAAATGAGTCTTGCCGTTATCGATGCGGATCGATAGCCAGATGGTGCCGTCGAACATTTCGTTATGACAAACACCGTCTCCAGTTTTAAGCTGCTGACTGACAACCTTGTACTTTCCACAATCGGAAAACCACACATCAGCACTCTGCAGCCTGGCAATTTGATCTTTGGCTATCTCCCTGGTCCCGCCTGCATCAATGACGTTTTTAATAAACTGCTTGGGGCTGATGTTGTGCTGCTGAAAGGCGTTACACCTTCGGGTCCAGCCGCCGAATCTGGCAGAGGGTAAGACGCTCACCGGAACAGCCTTTCTGTTGCGTTGTAGTGAGCCCAGTTGTCACTCAGCCAGCCTTTAGCCTCCGGCCATGTTTTGACGGTGCGGACAAACAGGCCAGTGACATCGTTGAAGAGGTCAAATGTGCCGTCCGACATTTTCTCAACAGAAGCAAATTTGTTTCGATATACCTTGATACATTTACGCATCTCACACCTCATTGAGTTTGATAGCGTGAGCCAGTACGCGGGCACGCTCACTTTGAGTAAGGCCAGCGATGACATTCAACACACGCATCGAGTTAGACCGCACTTGCTCTTTGGTGAATTTGGTCGTGCGCGGCTGACGCACGGCTTTTTTCCACTCCTCATAAACACCCAGCTTTAGCGCCGTGTCTTTGTCCATTTCGCAAATATTCATTTATTCCCCTTACTGGTTTACCTGGGGCCGCTTACGCGGCGCCCTTGTTGATGATTTGAAGGAAACCGGCTCGGTCTACAATGTGAACACCCTCATCATTTTCGATGATGTCACCAACAGAAGTAGATCGCTGCTTGCCATCGCCCCAGGCGCGAACCAGGTTTTGACTTGCACCATACGCCGCGTCGAGGTCATTAGTGGGGATCTGTCCAGCCTTGAAGTAATCACCGTTTTGAAACTTGACGATGATTTCTTGCATGGTCAAACCGATGCCTTCATAGCCGAACCATGATGAGTCGCTGAAAATTTCTTTGCTTGCGTGGTAGATCGTAGCCACTTGGTTATCTCCGTGTGTGTATTGTTTTCCTCAACACGTATAGATTACCACTACCAGCATGATTTGCAACAGGTTATGTTGTTATTTATTAAAAAAAGTTGGTATTAGTTGGCGTATTTTTTTTGGATGTGCTTGAAAATGGCGTAAATACTTAGGAAATATCCGGCCAGGATGCTCATTGGTATACCAAGATAAATCAGATCCCAGGGATGAAGCGCCAAGATTTCCCAGATGCCATTCAAAGCGCTTTCGACTTCATTAGCTGCGCATTGCTCCATAAGTCACCCCTAAAAGTAGTCCTCAAACTCGATGCGCCCTGTGACACCGCACTCTCGCAGTTGACGCATCAGATCATATTGCTCTCGGTAATGCTTAGCCACTGCGCCCTTGCCCTTGGTTTTGCGAGCTTCTTTGCCTCTAAAAAAATCGTTAGCCATCTCTGTGAGCAAATCACGCTGCTCCTCTGTCAGCATTCTTTGCATCCAGTTACCGCCCTCTAGTTGATGACAGCCGTAACACGCGGCAATAGCGTTAAGTCCTGTCAGCCTGGTGCCCCATGTGCCTCTCCCAATGCCATGACTGCAATGCAAACCTCTGTGGCCTTCCGTATATTGAGTGCCGCAGCGTTCGCATTTCCACTCTGCTCGCTCTTTGACACATTTACTAAACGCTGCGTCTGCTGGCGTCACCTTTAATTTCATATCAGTCGCCGCAAAAGCACGGGACCGTCTCATCCCCTGCCAGATCTAATTGTCCTTGCTCTCTGGCAATGACTTGCATCTGTTCATAGCTGGGCCGGTCTTGTCGCCATACACCGCCTGACTGTCCCGCTGCAGCTACCTCTCGTTCCATTTTGGCCCACCAATCAGCGCGGCTAGGCTTTTCCTCAACGAGTGATTTAATCAGGCCCGCAGACTTTAAAAAGCATAGGTCACAGTTGCCGTGCGGAGTTACACCACTGTGATTCGGTAATTGAAGGTCGAACGGCTGATCCTTCCAGAAAATGCTGACCGTCTCTTTAGTTACGCCTGCGCTTACTAACGGTCTGCGATGCGGCTCTATCTTGGCGGCTCTGCGTTGCTCATCAGCCCTGATGCCAACGATGCTAAATGTTTCACCATGACTGATCTTTTCCACCATGCCAATGCTAAATAAATATCGGCCAATCGTCTTTACCTTCATCTCTAAGCTACAGAAGCGCGCAACAGGATTCGGTAGAACACCCGCTAGCCTTATAACCTCTTCAAACGGCTCGCCATCCCTAGCAGCAGTGTAAAAATCAGTTACCTTAAAGCGGTCTTTCGTTGCTTCTGCCCACTGATATTCTAGCCAGACAATCGGAACGTCCCACTGCTTCCCGCAGTCTCTGACAAACTCCAGCGTTTCCTCTGCCTCTTTGCCCGTGTTAGCAAAGGTGACGATACAATCATCTGGCAGGCCATCATTAGCTTCTATGAACCGCCATAACATATAGGCGCTAGTCCTGCCGCCACTAAAGCTGATACAAGATGGCTCTGTCAGCTTAAAAGGATCCATCGGTCGCTGTGCGCATAGTTTGCTTAATCATTGCACCTTTCCAAACTGCACTTGTATGTCCAAGTTAGCCGCTAGGTGCTTTGACATCTCCTGGTACACCTTATCAACCTCCGTGGTCGTGAGCTGCTCTGTCGATTCTTTCCCCGTCAGAATCTTCTGTATCGGTCGCCACATATAATCTTTTATTAACTGCATAGTGGGGGCAATCTCGACAGTCGGTTTTAGAACCTGTCTCATGTCCATGCCGCGTGCGTTCATTTGCTCAGCAATCTCTCTAAGATAAGCGTGCAACGCGTTGTTTTGCCTCGTTGTTCTGTTTGGCCTTATGACCTTGAAAACAATCTCTGAGTTGCTATTAGCTTCAATGTACTCAATTAATGCTTGTCGCTGCTCTGGTGTGCGAATGTGCCAACCCTCTCCTTCAATCGACATGACGCACGCCGTTGCAGCTCATATACTGCCCATGCTGAGCTAACCACTTTTTTCGCATTACAGGGCTATTCATAAAGTCGTGTGTCAACATATCAACCATAGTCCAGCTACGCATTGGGACAGGATCGTCAGGGCTGCTGGGCTGCTTAAAATGTGACGGAGATCCTCCCTGCTGATTTGCCTTGTTCAGCCACATATTTACAAATCGCTTCATGCCTCGCTTTGTCTTGCGTTTCTGCGGATTTGCGTCCAGCCAGCACGCCATTGCATCCATCTCAGCAAATACGTCGATATTTTTATATGCCTGCTGCCAGGAGGCCACACTCTCGTCGTCTGGTTGCCACTCCTCGTCGTCTTTTGTTTTCACTCGAAATAATCCCTGGTTAACTCTGGCAAGTGCGTAGCAGCTTGATTCGCTGATTTGCGTTTTCGGGTTCTGAAAAAGCCGCCGTGGTCTGGAAACATTGTCATAAACCTCCTCGCGTAAAACGACGAGTAGTTGTTGTTAAGCTTGAAGTGTTGCTTTTTTGCATAAGATACTGGCTGTCCCCCGTTTATACATCCAGAGCCAACAAAACCGTCTTCTTTCCACTGAGGCTTCACCACATCCTGCTCCCACCGGATTCTTTCAAAAATGCCTTTTGCAGAATAATGCCTGTGTCCTGCAGCAATCAATTCTTGCGTAAATCGTACAAATAATCTCCACACCTCTGGGTGCTTTTTATGGAAAGCCTCGCACTGCTCCCTCATCTCTTGCTCTCTGGTTTTCATCCTTTCCCCTTAAAAAGACAATAGAACCCTTTTAATGCACCTAAGCGCATCACTTTGATTTCTTGGCGAGCCTTCACTACCGTATCGAATCTTGTCGTCTGTTCCCGTCACCTGCTCTCGGCGCTGGGAGGCATACATAAAGAGGGTCAACTCTGCTCCGTGGTTTTTAATTCCACGGCCTACTGCCCGATAGTGTCTGGGGATAAAGCAAGGTATACTAAGGCAGCACCTATGCGCATATCCCCTTGCGCTAGGGTGCCACTCCTAAAATCGCCCCCCGCAAGGGGGGCACCTAATCTACTGTTGCGCTCCCAGCGATACAAACTCTTCAAGACTGAGGCTAAACAATTGCGCAAGCTGCTGTGCGCGGCTCACGCTCATGTCTTTACGACTGCGCATTCTATACACGGTCATCTCGCACACGTTTAACTTCTGCGCCAGATCTTTGCCTGATAAACCTGCGTTGACCTGGGCCTTTCTCAGCGCGAGTCCGGTGTCAGAATGGTATTTCATCTTGCGGTATCTCCGTTTTGTCCTGTGCCGCCACGTCGTCAGAAACAGCGACCTCTGCCTTTGCTTTTGCCATGTTGTCGGCAAACTCTTTGTCCCTGGGCTCAAAGTGCTGCAAAAACCCGTCCCATCCTGGGCCGACAGGCAAAGCGTCTATTTTTGTTTTTTCTTTGCCATTCACATCCATAATCACGCCGCAATCCTGCCAGCGCGTCTTTGTTTCGCCGTCTTTGACGTACTCTACCGCAGCCACTAATCTTTTCACAATTGGCATGAGAACCTCTTAATCTGTCTGCTTTTTTAACTCGCGCAGCTTATGGAGCTGCTCCGGTGTAAGACGCCCATACAGAACATCTCTCACATATTCGGTCATTTCATCTCCAAGCTGAGCCACACCAAAAGCGTCGTCATTATCTGCATACTTAATTAGCTGGTTCATGTAATTGGAGATGATTTCCTCTGCCTCATTGAGTTTTTTCCGCCAATCCTCTTTGAAGCGCATTTTTTCTCCTTTTGGCGCTCCATCAAAAGCTTCTGCACGCTTCTCCTCACTGACCTTTCTGTTCCACTCGTGAAACTGCAGCGCATCACCAGCTACATAGTCGCACGCCTCTTGATAGGGTGATGGTGGAGTAGGCAGGTCTTCGCCTTGGTAAATGTAAAGCCCTAAGCCGTGGAGCCCTATAGCTTTCGCCAGACAACGCTGCATGGCCTTGTTAATCTCTTGCGCGTTAGGATTAGCGATTGCAGCGTTGCGATTGTCCATGACATACAAAAAAGCTGTGCGCTTGATGCCCTCTATGGTCATCGCGCACCACACCATCATCGTCTCATCTTTGTAAATCGTAGGCTCTAAAAACTCCCACTCTGCGGCAGGATAATTTGTAAGCAGCTTTTCGACGGCGTCTGACCATGACAGGTATGTGTAGTTTTTTTTAGGCCCAGGGCGCTGCTCTGTTATATCACTCACATCAATTGAGTTTAAGGTATTAAATACGCTCATTTTTGCCCCCTAATAACCGTGTGACTTGCTTTCGTAGTCATCCGGCTCGTTAGGATCTTCCTCCGGCCCCCGCTCTCCTGCCGCGTACGCAACCTCCTCCATGCTGTTGCGCATTAATTCAACTTGCTTTTCCAAATCAGCAATCCGCTGATCAAGCAGCATCCGCAACATTGTCGTGCGTAGCTCATCGATTGCAGCGTCTAGCTTAGTCGTGTCGATCTCCTTCAATTCAATCATTCTGCCACTCCCATAGCTTCCAGCACACTTCGTGCGCGTTTTGAATTTGATACCCTTCATAAGTGCACTTTGAAACGCTCGTTAACTCTGCCATTGGTTGCCAGAAATGAGCGCCGTTCGCCTCATGGTGGTGTATCTCTGTGGTGATTTTGTACTCGGCGGCTATGTCACGCGCAGGCGCTAAAACAAGCATATCGGTGAGGATATTTACGCCTTCTCGCCTTACAACCGCCTCATCAACAAAAGCATCTGAGAGCAGCGTTTGATCTTCCGGCCACTCCCCCTCGAAAATAATTTGGATCGGTATTCTGTCCATAATCTCCCCTCGGTGTTCCACATGGAACATAAAGGAGACTACGCTTCACAAGTTAGGATTGCAACAGCTTGTGTGGCTAATATGACCAGATTGTGGGATATGGGCGCTCGTAGTCCCAATCGAGATGTATAAATCGCCCGCTGCCCTTTTGGTTGACGCCAATTCGGGGACACCCATGACCTACGGCGACCGTAATGAGCCGGTAAGCATCATCTCTGCTGACACCTATATCTACTGCCTTTCCGGTCGTGTGTGCCCCAGGGCGCTTTTTTGCGGCTTCTATAGGGTGCTCTGGACATCGATAGCCGCTAGTCACCGGCATTGGTCCAAACTCTTTGCGGATCGCGTTGAGTATCTTCAACACTCCCTTATCAAACTTATACTCCCCGCTGTGCTGGCATCGCAGCTCATCCTCGGAAAAGTAGTTCACTCCTTCTTACCCAGGAAAAGGCCATATGCACCTGTCAAAGCGCCCGTCATAACTGACACGAGACCCGCCTGCTCAAGCGTTGGAGAGGGCAAAGACATAAACCACTCCACACTCCTATAGGTCATGATGAGCATGGTTAGCATTAAAAGCCGTGGAACAACCCTCCACGCATTAAGCTGCTCTGGCGTCATCTTTTTCTTCCTTTTTACCCCAATAAACAAGCACGACGGCGTCGCATTCGGGGCACGATAAGTTTGTAACTATTGCGTGTTCTTCGTCTTCCTCATAAGTGTCGTGATCACCACCCCAAATTAGCTCGGATTGGCAGTTGTAACACTTCACTATTTGCCACCCCTAAGCTTCATGAGCTTACTAGCACCACGCACTCCAAATGACGCAGATACCGCAAGAAACAAAAGATACTGATACCAATCAGGCAAAGCGTCCAAAGCAACAAAACCGTCAGAAACCCTGCCAAGAATATCGGGGTCATCAGTAACAATAGAGTAACCAACACACAAGAGAGGAATTGATAAGATAACCGTCCAAAACTCATCCTTGTATGAATTCGCGGAAGCAGCAGCCATCTTCTCCTCCCAGGTGGCTGTATTACTGATGACTTCCATTTTGGCCTTATGGCTGGCTTGGGATTGCTCATGCTTGTTATCCATCCATGACTTGGCAAGGTTAGCAATTGGTCCCACTAAAAACTGGAGTGCCATTAATCATCCTCCTTTACAAACCGCCCTTTTTTGTCGCGCTTACGCTTGCGTCCCAAGGCGCTTTGCACCGTTTCGGTCTCCCAAATTCTGATGCCGACCCAGATAATTGTAAACAGTGCGGACAAGGGGGGGAGTATCGTAGAGACAGTGCCTATGACTGTGCCAAAGCTCAAAACGTCAATTACTTGTTTAGTAGGTTCTTCCATGTCAATCCTTATTCAAAACAGCTCGCACGATGATACTAATCAACCAGCCCGCTAACGCCACCAATATCGTGATATATGTCGATTTGACCGCTAGGTCTTTAGCCTCCTGCTGAGCATACACCTCACGCTGCCTCTGCTCCGTAACTTCTTTCACGCACTGCCTATACTCTTGCAAGCCTTCATTTCCATACTGGTAGCGCAGAAGTTGTATGATTTCACGGCGCTGGGCCTCCACCTTCTTCTTTGCCGCAAAACAAGCCGCCGCCTCTGCTTCAATTGATTGCGAGAATACCACTCGTTTAAATGGGTTTGTTTTCTTTTGTTGCCGTTGACTCGCATACAACACGTCTGAGGCATGACCCTGCCAGCGAGCTACTACCTGGAAGGTATCCTCGATAGACTTTCCAGCCTCGATGAAAGCCTTGACCCCTGCATATGCCTTGGCCGCTGCCGTCGCTGCTGTAATAGGGTCAATCATTTTTTACCTCGTAAACTACATAGGGATCACAGTACGATGTAAAAAAAGGCAAATACCAGGTGTAGGTTTGCTCGGATGTGCTATTTAGCTCTTTGTATCGGCAGATGCGGTAATGCTCTAGCCTTGTGCGGCTCCCAATCGCCCATGTGTACGTGTATGTATCCAGGACAAGGTATAGCACAATGACCTCCACATGGCGTCACCCCTGCAACGCGGCTGTCGGGGCAGTGAAGTTTGAGGTGTATCTTGCTAGACCTTTGGTGATACGGAGGTCAGAAATGTGGCCGTTCACCAAAGATGCTGCTCCGTCAGACCTCGCTCCAATGATCGCCTGCGTGTGTGCAGACAAGTCTGTCGTATAGTTGGTTGTTGTGTGCTCAACGACGCCGCCCTTGAAAATTCTTAACGTGTTGCTACTGTCACGAGTGACTGCAAAATGTGTCCAAGTGTTTAACGCAACGGTGTTTGTGCCTGCGTATGCTGACCCGTCGTACCACTGGATGTACTCACTGCCGTTAATATTGACCAACCACGGCGCCGCTGTATTGGACGGTCGAGCATCTACTATAACTTGTGCGCCAGATGCCTTCTTATAGAACCAAAACTCTACGGTAAATTGCCCGACGCCAAAGTCAAAAAAGTCATCCGTATCCTTGGCTGTCAAATAATCTCCGGTGCCATCAAAATATATTGAAGATGTCAAAAACTTGTATTGGTCTTCAGACGATTTGACGTTACCGCTGAGTATGAGCGTTTTGATAGACTGCGACTTATCAATGATTCCTGCATCATCAAAAGGCAACAGCAGCGATGTATTAGTGATGGCTGTTAGTGGTTCTGTGGGAGGCGTAAAGTCAGAGGTATAAACGGCGGTGCCTTTTACGATGCGAATGTCAGACATATACCCATTCCACTGATGGGTGCCTGCTCCGTCCACTCCGTACCCAATGTTTAAAGGGTCGGTGTTATGAGCGTTATACGAAACCGAATTCGTTATATCGCTACCAACCTGCGTGCCATTTATAAAGCCTCTTATAGTCGTGCCGCTTCTGGCTATAGCAAGATGGTGCCAAGTGTCTGCGGCGGCAGTGAAAGACCCAAAAGTCACAGTAGTCTGCGATCCGGTGTAGCGGTCTAGCTTTAGAACATTGCCATCGGTGTAGACTGCCCAGCCAGAATATATCCCCGATCCGCTAATACCGTTTCCTAAGATTATTGGATATCTAGCTATGGTGCCTATGTACCGAAACCACATTTCAATAGTGAAATCCCCAGTTCCAAACTGAAATGCATTATCGACGGGTATGCTCAAATAATCCCCAGTCCCATCAAAATATGCAGAACCAGTGTTAACACTAGCTTGGTATTCGGAGTAGTCGTATGGTGCCAGCGGCTCTGTTTTGGTGTTGCCGTTTACAGTTATTGGATGACTGTTGCTAGAGCCGTCAGCTACGTAGGGCAGGTGACAGGTTAGTAGGCTGGTGTTTGTTACTGCAGTGAGGCGTTCTGTCGGGCCACCGGACGCTGGCGTTATGGCGGTGCCTTTCACTACGCGAAAATCAGTGATGTATCCTACAA